GTTACTAAAAGTTTCATTTTGAATCTCCTAATGCTATTTTGTCCATTGCTTTAACTGCATCAAACAAATCATAGTGTGCATTATCCAATTCATATTCTCCTGCAAGTGCTTCAGACTTATAGATGTCTGGTAGATCTTTGACTGCATCATACAGTTCATTGAATTGATCTTTTGTCAATGTGAGTGTGACCATAGTGACCTTAAATTAGATGGGTCGAAACAAAACTCACTGATTCTCATATCTTAGTAGGATAACCCCACAAATGAGTTCGGTGGTTTGTTTCGACATTATTAATATAACATGCTGAGACCCTGCTGTGTGCCTCTGTGTGCCACTTTAAGTAGTGGCACATTAGGAAACATAGGATACTGGCGGAATGCCCTCAACAAAGATATAATCAATGACATTCTGTAGTCTCTTTGCAATGCGATCTCCATACTTGTAACCAGTAGGTACGATTGCCTGACCAAACTGTTTTTTATACAAGTTGAATGCACCAACTGGAATGAGTCCCTGCTCAACTGCTTTACGATCATCTTTGTGAATACGAATGACCCTACCAATAGTTTGTGCCATTTCAATAATAGGCAAGTTCCTCAACAAAACAGTATGAGTGAGACCAGTAACATTGATACCTTCAGACAGTATGCTGTAGTGAAAAACAACGAACCTCCTACTGTTATCGTTGCCCCACTCAGTAAGAGTATTGAAAAACTCTTCACGTCCAACTTTCTTGCCATTGATGATAGCACCAAACTTTGATGTGATATGCATAACGTCATATCCATTCTCTTTGAGATAGTGTAGAATGTCAGTCCTACCCAACATGAAACCTAGGATCTTTGAACTAGGGGCAGCAACCAAAACTTTTGCTACTTCATTACTATCGAATGAATCTAGAATGTCTTTTAGGTTGGCAGCATCTACCTCAAAGTTGTTGTGCTTATCCCTGACTCGATCAGTCTCGAAAGGCACAACTTTAGGTGGTAGAATAGCACCTGCTTCGATCAATTCCTGTGCGGGTACTGACTCTAGAGTCTGACCCCACACTTGTGAGTTGTTCATGCCACGATTCTTTGATGCACCACGTCCAAACTTAGGTGTTGCTGTGAATGCAAACCTGCGACTAGCATTGTATGTCATGCCCATCACACCTTCAAAGAATCTTTTGCCTGTTCCATTGTGTGCTTCATCGTAGTAAATGGTATCAACATTGATGTCAGCATCTACCACACGATGCAATGAGTGATAAGTTGTAAAAATGATCTTATGCTTAGTATGTGTGCTTACAAATAGTTTCACATCCTCTGCTTTTGTGCTAGAGAAATAGTGTGTCTCTCCTGAGTGAACATGCATAATATCTGCATCGAGACTGAACTCTGTAAACTCTGCACACAACTGATTTGCCAACAGAATACGAGGTGCAACTACAACTGTAGTTGAATCATATCTCTGCTTCATTTGCTCCAACAAATCAGCGATCATGATATAAGTCTTACCACCACCAGTAGGCACGATGATCTGACCCATGTTGTATTCCTGCATGCGATCAAATGCACGTTGCTGATGTGGTCTCAAGTTCATAAATCAATCTTTCAATAATATAATAATACAAGAAAAAACCCCTTGTGTCAAGGGGTTTAGTCCAGTTTGGCAACTGTCACAAGGGTGTCACTTCATGACGTTTACACTCTACGTTCAACTTAATGGATCGATCAGCAACATAATTGTCTACCCATTTAACCATACGATCATTTTGTGCAACCTTACCTTTATGTGTTGTTGGTTTAGTTGGCATTGTCCTAGTGAACTGTTCGATAGTTCCATCGTTGTATTCAATTTTGATGTTGTACGTTTGAGTTGTCGTTTGCATCAAACCTCTTGTCCTTTTTTGTTGAATGTAATGTTGAGATCAGGGATGAATAGCACACCATCATCTTTTAACAATGATAGCATACGGAAGAACCAAATGTCGTTATACTGTTGCTCGTATGGATCGAGATCAGGATAATACTTTTGAGAGAATGCGATCATGATACCACCTCTGGAATTGATACAGGAACGATATTAGTACCGACTACGTTATAATTGTCATCATACTTTGTATCAATAGCAAATGCTTCCCACTTGCCATTGTAGACATATAAGAACTCTTCTCCTGAGTTTGAGTTCTCTGCATACTCATCAAAGTTTCCATCAAGACGAGGTGCTTCACTATCTCCACCATAATATTCTGGTTGGGGATCTCTCTTTACCCATTCTTGCTTTTCACTATCATACACATTATCTGAATAACATGAACTCATGTTACCACCATCAATAAGATCAGCAATATTCTTTTTTGTATTGTACTGTTCTTTGAGAGTAACACCCAACCACTCAGGATAACCATCCCAATGATGATATACTGAGAGGATTGAACCATCTGCTAGTTGAAGTCCGATTCTTGCGTTGGTTGACATGTGTTTTTCTTAACTATTAATAGTATGGCATAAAAAATGACCCCTGCCTAGGGGTCATGTGACAGTTTGTAGATTGTCCTACTCAGGAACTAGATACCTACAAATTCTTCGTGCCGATTTGTTGTGTTTTAAGTTCTCAGAATCGACTAAACAATCGAAATAGTCGTTCCATAACTCTGATTCGTATGTATCGGCATCAAAGTGGTTGTATTCTGGAGTTTGTTTGTGCGTTAAAATGTTATGCATAGGTTTTCCTCACGATAATATCATAATTATCTCATAATAATGAGAGGGTTTAGTGCATCTTGTTTTCCTCTGTGTGTAGCATATGCTGACTGGTATTATTTATGTGTCAATGTCTCAAAATTCACACAATGTACATCATAATTAATGTTCTCATTGAACAGTTCCATCACATGATAAGTTGACTCTTCTCCAACAGTAATGACCTCTGTTTTATTCCAAGGTGTGTCTTTGTCATGATAGACAATTCGGTATGCATTTGGGATCATCGATGTACAATCCAATTAGGGTCATCAGTTGGGTGTACCCACCATCCTTGATTCATATTAGGATGAAAGACATACCACCTCTCAAGGCGTTCACTCACATGAACGAAACCATCTTTCTTTAGATGGTATTGGAACATTTCACATGCTTCCCTTGATTCTTTTCTGGGTTCAAGTCTTACTCTCATGCTTCAATAGAGTGAGTTTACTGCATCATATTCAGATCCGAGTACACTAGATACCCAATCATCCTCGTTTTCTTGAACACAATCAAATGAACTGTTGTATTCAATGTTGACTCGATCTAGTTTAAATGTACTGACCGAACCCCTTGCGATCTTCGATGTTTGCTCTTCGCTCAAGATCTTGCCATTGACGTTTTTTGCGTTTGAGAGTCCTGATTTCGTCATCTGTGTATAAAAATGGGTCTTTGTTTGCCTCTTTGAGTGCCTTGTTGATGGATTTAATAATCCCAACACTCGTTGTAGGTTTGTTTACAGGAGTAATCATAACATTGAATCTTTTGGTGTGGGGGACTCTTGTGACGCTTTGTCGTTTGGCATAACGTACAAGTTCCCTGAGAATGTAATACGGGGTGTATCTACGGGGTTAGGTGCAACCATATGAGGGTAATGTGATGGGAATACAATCAGATCTCCCTTAGATGCTTTAGGGATGACTCTAGTTTGTATTGGCATTTTGAATGCATCACTTAAACCAGACTTCTTATACTTGTCATGATCGTTGTATATAAAACGAAACAACGGATCTCCGTCAGGTACATCATATAGGTAACACATGCTCAGGTTACAAAAAGGAACATCATGAGTATGATACTCTTGATGCATACCTTTATTATATAGATTTGCCCATGCCTCTTGAGGTTTGATCTCTATATCAATTTGAGGTTTAAGTTCATCGATCATCTTGTCTAGGGTTGATCGGATACATTCCAACCAATCATTCCAAGGTAGATCAAGATTACCCTGAGATTGAAATGTACTTAGACAATTACAATCCCAAGGGGAATCTACATAGATGCTTTCGTCTCTGATCTGCGGTTCAAATAATTGTTCGATCTGTTGTTGGTATTCAACAGGAACTGTCTCAATGTAATACCATTGAGGACAGAACATTTCTATAGTCATTGCTTATAAAGATCATTAAGATGAAGTTTATCTACAACAGATTGAACATAGTCCATCTGTCCATGATAAAAGTCTTCAGAGATATTCTTATCTTTGAAGTATCGTTTCTGTAAGTATGAAACGTATTTAACGAGAGACTCTTTTAACATAGTCTTCTCGTTGATGTCTAGTAATGCAGAATGATAGAGGTAACTCATCCCTTTATCCGTAATGATTTAGTGTATTCTAGTACATGATCTCGTATTTCGAGAAGTTCGTCAAGACATGTTTGGTTTCTCGCACAATTCCTTAGTGCTGAATCAGGTTTATACAATGACTCTTCAAAAAGAGTCAAACCTCTGTTGTATGCTTCTTCCTGTGGGGATAACATGTTAGTATTGTGTTGTGTAATCCATTTCGTAGGTTACTTCGGTACTGTCATCAAACTCTACTTCATCATACAAATCATCATCCCCAATCTTCGTCTTGGACGTTGGCATTGAATCTTTGTTTTCTTTTGTTTGATTTGTAGTTGCCATTTGTATCTTCAAGAAAGTTTGATTTTGAATTCCGAGTCCTTTTATCTCGGATAGATTTACCATAGGAGTAGTTGCCTCGTTCGCTTCCACCCCTTCTGAACGTCTTACCCATTGAAATTTAGATTTTAGTCTAAAGTAAACTACAGTTTATATATGAGATGTGAGATCACACCTCTGTTTCGGTTGATACGGTTCGGGACATCCCATCAGTAATGCTAAAGGGAATAAGATTCTCTGTATCAGTAATACCTTCATCAACGATGAGGTCATCAAAAACATAACCAACACCATGCAAGAAGTCTGAAGTCTTTTCCACTACATCTTGAATGAGTGTTCCTTCAAACTCCTTTGTTGTGACAGTTCCGTCTTCGTCAGTTGCGGTCAAAATAAAAGAGGGCATTGGTCTTAACCAAGTGAACCCTCGTAGTATAGCAGGTTTTTAGATGGGTGTCAACCCTTAGGATATGCCGACTTCGTACTCTTGACTCCGTTGTACCAGACACCAGTCTTGGCGGTCTCTCCTAGTTTACCATCATCAATGTCATGCCAGAGTTGATCGAGTTGCTCTTCTATTGGATTATATGCCCACCTTCTTAACGTCTCATAACTTTGAGTAGGAGTGCTTACTCTTGAGATAGTATCTGTTTCTTTATCATATGTAAAACTTGGCGGTGCATCTGCATCTGCCTTATATGATAATGCAGACTCATCAAAATTTTTCCATTCGTAATCAGAGTGTACTTCAAATGTAGCGTCATCTGCTACTAATTGATGAACTTGACCTGCTTCGATGTGTACTAATGCTTTCATGTGACTTAAGAATAATTGTAGACGATTACACAACCTGCACCACCACGACTGTTGTTGTGTGCATAACTGTTTTGAGAATAATATCCATAACCTCCACCAGAACCCCATTGTCCATGGGTGTTCTCAGCGTTAGTGCTACTGTTATGGTGGTTTGATCCTGCTTTATGCCAGAAACTACATCCAGATCCACCTTCTCTGTTAGATCCGTGGGACATTTCACCACCGCCCCCTGGCAAATTAATGTCTCCACCACTGGCGTTTCCACCATGTCCACCTTCATATGGGTTATCAGTATAACCTCCATCACCACCAGTAGCAGTACAGTATGAACCAAAGGATGAAGTTCCTCCTGATCCTCCTCTACCACCATTCCTAACATAGTCGCCACCACCACCGTAAGTATAACTTACAGTACTAACACCTGAGACGTCAATATATTTAATTGCGGTTGCTCCACCGCCTCCACCTGCACCACGATAGTTGTTATCGTTAGTTCTAGAACCTCCACCACCACCTGTAACATATACTAAAACATGGTTGCAACCCGCAGGTTTTGTCCAAGTTCCAGATCCACCAGAAGTAGAGTTACTGTTCCATGTACCATTCTGCGATGTATATACGTTTATACCTAATAATCTACCCTCCATTGCGGTGGGAACCCATGCTGATCCGTTCCACATAATAGAATGGTTCGTACTGGGTGTACCAGAAAGAAATCCAGTCAGATTAGTAGCAGGTGCAGTATTAATAGTTGACGAGTCGCCAGTAAACTGGGTAGTTCCAACATTCAAAGTACCTACATTTAACTGTGACATTTAACCTACTTCAATAATTCTTACAATCCTATTTATAGAATAAACGTCACTAGGAATGCATACCCTATTAACCATAAACACAATCCACCTAAGACCTTATAATATTTCTTGAGAGGTGTACCAAAGTATTGTTGTCCGATCATCAAACATTTATGTGCAGGGGATAGTAGATACCCTGAGTATTCAGTTGCTAAGAACCATACAAGATACTGTTGACCAAAGATCAATACAAGTGCTGATGTCATACCTGCATACTTACCTGATGATCCCATGATATATGCTGCAACCATACCTACGAGAGTTACAGGAATAATCATACTAGGATCTGCTGCTTTTAGATATGCCATGACAGGTGCTTTAATAAGACCTACCACACCACCAAGAGCAAGAACAATAGTAGCAATAATAGCAAAACGACCGTCAAGATACTTACCCCACTTCCAATCTTTACAAATGATACTGTAATAACATGCCATGCCTATGAACCAAGGAAAGAAGAATATTGCTCCTGCTTTACCTACACACAATAAGAACCAAATCGTTGCAATAAATGGTGCCCATCCTCGTAATGCCCTCTGCCAGTTGAAGTCTCGGATATTATCCATGTTAGGTACAACTGATCGGGGATCAACCTTAGTAAAGATGAACCACCATGTATATACCAAACAGATAATCAGAGGTACAAATGTATATGATAGCATTTGTCCATAAGTAATACCCAATGCTGCCATAGGCAGGATGATAGTCTTTTCTAATGGACTCCACCAATAGTAATGATGAGTTGAAAGATAATCAATGATCCCGAAGTTGGATCTCTTTTCTTTACTTGGTGGTGCGATAGCATCCAGTAGTGGTGCGGATAGTGCTACCCTGCCTGGGATTGGTAGTACACCACCCAAGATAGAGGTGATAATAATCATCACCCTGTTGTCTTTAATATATTTCTTTGCGAGTGAGTAAACATCATCTAGTACATGATACTCTCGAATAAATCCACCGAGGATCATGATACCAAAAATGTAACCCATGTAGAGTTCTTTTTGGGCGATCGATTCTAAGATCTTAGACATAATTAAAGTTGATTACCATTCTAAAGGATGCATTTGTAGTTGATGTACCTGTATGTTTCATACCATTTGGAAAGGTTACGAACCTGTTAGCAACAGATTCTACCTTAGTACCATCTTCAAATGCTGTGTATCCATCACATGTATTCATATAAAGGATACTTGTCTTTATGTATGGACGATCTTCTGCATCCAATACATCAACATGCATACCATGTTCAACGAGACGATCAGTCCCCATGACAAGATTTGCTTTGCACTTGATCATAGCACAAGGTTGTACTTTTTGCAAGACAGGGTAAAGAACTTCAATAGTCTTGTCAACAGGTGCATGCCTGTCATAAAAGAAATGTACCATCTGCATATTACGATTCACATTCTCAGGTGTGTCATCAACAATCTTAGATGATTCCCAGAGTATGTTGTAACTCATCATCATCTTATACAGATGTGTAAACTCTTCTACTGGTAGGAACTGATCTTCTACATTAATCATTAATAAAGCGACTCCTCCTGATTGCTCAGAATAACTACATCGGACTCTGGATATGCCACACAAGTGAGAACAAATCCTTCTGCGAGTTGGTCATCATCAAGGAAAGATTGCTCTTCTTGATTGACTGTACCTTCCTCGACTTTACCTGCACAAGTTGAACAAGCACCTGCTCTACACGAGTATGGTAGATCAACTCCTGCTTCTTCTGCTGCGTCTAGAATATACTGATCGCCTTCGCATTCAAAGGTATCTTTAGTGCCATCGGGGTGTTTAAAAGTAACGTTCATAGGATATCAAATGGAACATCCTATATATTACTTCTCAATCACAGCAACGTGTACACCATTCCAGAAATCGTTAGCATCCTCTGACTTTTCGGTCAGAATAGTTCTCTCCCACAGCACATTCTTGTCTTTTAGAAACTCCTTTGCTCTATCCATTACTCCTTCAAAGTTTGCATCATCAATAACCAGAATGTAATCCTTATCAGCATGCTTATGAAGATGTTCCAAGTTTGGAATCATATCCTCGTTGACATCAGCATCATAGAATATCACACGAGGGGGATACTGAGGATTAAATTCAACTGCTTGAATAGGTTTAACAGAGAAACCAATAGAACAATCAGTATTCATCCATTTCTCTGCGTTCTTAATGAACTCATCAACTGGATTTGTGACGTTCTCGTAATCTTTATGCAAGTCTTTACGTTTAGGTTTGATAATTTCATCTTGGAAATCATCAATAGCATATGCCTTGACTGCACTATTCTGATATAGAGCAGCGAATACTGTACTACCCATGTATGCACCTGCATCAACATATACTGTCCCACGCTCATTGCATAGGTTGTTGAGTAAGTGTCTGATTTTATTAGATGACAATCCAAGCACATCATAACCCTCAGGGTTAAAATTAGAGTTGTTATCTACAGCACCATCAATGGCACGAATGGCACGATCTACCAGAGGATTCATTTTTCGTTGTTGCTTCTTCAATCGAGAGTCTAGCACAGATTCGCAATAGTTGCAATCCCAACAGTCAAATTGACATGTTTTAATCTTCTCTCGCCAGATATTTATGGGTGCATCAGGCATCTTGATGTCATCCATGTACTCTTCAAAGTGAGGAAACATCAACGTACTTGGTTCTTGCCATCTTTCAATAAGATCCATGGACTCTTTTAGTCTCATGCCATCTTCTCTACCATGTAACTTGAATACATCAATACCAAGATCTAAGAACTCTTGCCAGTCCTCCTTCCAAGGGGGTAAGTTTGCTGCTTTAAGTTCATGTGCAGGGTCATAAGCATCCCATCGCTGACATGATACACGACTGATAGTGCTATTGAAGTATTGAGGTTCACTTCCCTGTCTTGTACTATTGTATTGATAATGTTCTGGCATGATAGGACATCCACCCCAACAATGCTCATTCACAAGCAATGATAGTTTGACTGGATTACCTTTCTCTTCACAATATTTCTTGGCATCAACAATTCTTTTCAGCAGATTTCTATCTCTCATCACATCCCTATCAAGGTTAATGTAATGGAAACCTGCACTTGCAAGGGTGACTATCTCGTTAGGTTTTGTCACCTCTCGTAAGATAGTATTCTTAATTTCTAGTTCTGGAAAATGTTTTTGGATCTGTCCAGTCATGATCCATGATGTATGAGGTATAGTTGCACACCTCACACCATTATCATATAGAAACTTAAAGTTCTTGATGAACTCATCTAGGTTCTTTTGATCGGGTCTTACCCAAATGTTATTGAATGTAGCAGACAGGGGAATACCTGTCTTATCTGAAATGTATAAAGCATTCTTTGCAGCACCTTGTGCATCGCTATTGGTGCGAAAAACATCCCCCATCGCATCCTGCATGAATGGGGGCATTCTTGTAGTAAAGTATAGGTCGTATATTACCGTTCCATTTCTCAGCAGGAATGGAATGAACTCCTCGTCAATAAACTCAGGACTTACCTTCGGATTGATTGGCAGACTGAATACGCCTATCTTCGAGGTTGTTGTGTGCATAATCTGAGAGAACTCCTGCTGTATCAAATAGTTGCGGTGGTTTGCCTTCCATCATTTTATCGACCCTTGCTTCTGCTGCTTCTTTAATGCCACCAACAGATCTATTGACAGCAGTAGAGTATGTCATCGCAAGATCACATACAGCACCTTGATCTTCTGGTGCCATTTGCAACATAGATTCCAAGTTACCTGCTTGGATTCTACCAGTAGTTAGCAAGTCAATAGCAGACTGTTTACCCATACGAGCAATCCAATACTTATGCTCTTCAACTTCTTCTAGTTGTTTGTCCTCTAGAATTTTGACAATTTCACTTGCATCGTCAGTTCCTGCTTTCTCTTTAATAATATTAAAGAAACCATTGAGTTCCTCTTTACATTGCCTGAGTTTGTTTAACCAAATCTGCCTATCAAGATACAGCAATTCTAGTTCGTATTGCTTATCCTGCTTGTAAAAAGGATTCTCTTCCTTTTCCATTTCATGCTTAACTCTAGCAATATCATTTAGACACCGCTTGAATTGAATTGTACTTTTTGATAGAGAATTCGTTCTACCTTGAATCTCCATCATTGCCTGTCGGATCTGCCTGTAGGGTGTGACCTGACTATTAACAACGTAATACTTGTTTTGAAATTCTGTTTGTCCGAAGTGTTGTTGCTCTGACCATGCCATCAGAGATTCATCGAACTTATCAATTTCTTCCCATTTATCAATACCTTCGAGTTCCTTAATTACATCAGAAACTCTGTAATCGGTATCAGAACTGGATTCCTTTTGAGTAGTCGAAAGGTTGTTTTCTTTCGATGTTTCCTGTTTCTTCATTGGTTGTGCATCTTCCATATTCAAGACATTGTGCATTTGACATTGCACTATTGAAGTAATCTTCAAGTACAACGTTCAGTTCACGAACACTAGAACACCCATTAATAATCTGGATCATCTTTTGTTCTGCGACTGCTAAGTCATAGAGTCCTGTTTTAAACTCTGATTGCTTGTCAACTATTTTAGTCGCAAACTGTAGAGTTGTCAAGTCTCTGACCTCTGCTAACTTATGTATAAGTTTTGTCTCGAACTCATTATCAGCAAGGTATGCGGTTGCTTCACAAATCTGATCTGACCATGTTGCTTCTTCAAGTGTAGAGAATTTAGTTTTAAGAACATTATGTCTATGCTCAAACTCTTCTTGCACTGCCAGTACCATGACATCCTTCATGAAAGGAATGACATAGTTTGAGTACATTGTATCATCTATAGTCTCTTTTTCTTTATTTGTAGTTCCCTCTTCGTTTTGTCCGTAAGTAGATCTTTGATGTCTAATCTCTCCCCAGTACTTGTCTCCAAAGATACCATCTTTACTGGTATATCTGAGATATGTAATGTGCTGAGGGATATACTTAAAGTATTCATCTGCAAGATGATATGATTCCAGTCCTAGGTAAGTACCAATACGGACTCCCCACTCTCCCACCTTAGGATATTTCTCGACATCTAAAACGATGACGTCATTTGAAGTTGTGCTTGTCATTAGTAGTTAGGAATGTTTGTACCGTAATCGTAGTTGCCCTGTCCTGATACAGAACTAGAGGACGAACAGTGTGCTGATGACATGCCACCATGTCCTGATGGTGGTGAACTACCACCTAAGTTGTTGTAACTATCACTATTATAGTTCACTTTGAATGTGTTATTGTTCTGAGAACCATTATAGTTACCCAAGCAATAACCCTTTCTCATACCCATTTCAAAGTTTTCTTCACCCATGTTACCGAAGTTAAGACCTCTAACTTGAATACCAGTAATGTCGTTACACTTCTGGTTACCATTCTGGTTGTTATTACCTGTACCAACGTACATATGTCCTAACATACTAGGAAGAATCTTCTTCCAACCATCACCACCTGGTCCATGTTCCCATGACACCCAAGATTCAGTCTTGAAGAACTGACCTCTTCTAGTTCCAGATCTCTTGACCCAACCATAAAGTCTTCCATGTCCACCCCATGTAGGGTCATCGCCACCATCATCATAGTTTGGTGGGAAACCTGAGGTTCTCATAGTTTCAGTCTTAAGATTCATAGCGTCAACTCTTGAGTTACCACCACCATATAGGTAAGACATACCTCCTGCGTGTTCATGATCTTGGTGAGATCCCATTGAACCTCTGTTCACCGTCATGTTCCACTGCGACTGGTGTGTTAAACCAGATTCAGTTGACATTGACATCGCATTGGTATAGTTTGAAGAACCTCTATAAGTGTTCTCCATAGAGTGAAAGAAGTGCTTAGTATCAGTCCATGATCCTGCCATGTAAGCACCTGATCTATCTAAGATATCTCCTAAGTTCGATGATGTATCTGTAGAGTGTACCGTTCTGTTTACGTTTCTCCAAGGCGAACCATTTTGGTATCCTCCTCCAACATATCCGTGTGTCCAAATTCTTGCTGTTGACCATCCATTATCGTTTTCTCCATCGAATGACCAATATGCGTTAGTTCCGTCTGATCTTAATAATGCTCCGTTCGTGTAATTTAAACTATATCTATCGTTAGACTGGTCTGGTAATGAACTTCCTGCTCCTGCAATCGGACCCCATTGTACCTGTCCTGCGTCTTGATCGTATGAGTAACCTTCAAAGGTTCTATCTGTACTGTTATATCTGAATAATCCTTCTACTGCTGCCCCTGGTCTTTGTGCGGTAGTACCTACAGGTACTTTCATACCGTCTGTACCTGCAATATCTAACGTATAACTAGGTGATGCATCATTAACACCGAGTCTATTATTAGTAGAGTCAACATACAGAGTGCCAGAGTCAAAGTTAAAGTTTCCACCCGCCTCCAGTTGGAATTCAGCAGTTCCACCACCACCTGTTAGTGATACAATTTTATCAACGTTTAACTGAGACATGTGTAGTTTTTACTCCTTCGTATTATTTATGCAGGTCGAACAAGCACACAACCTCTTTTAAGGTATGTATCCTCGTTTCCACTGTCTTGGTCTGAGTGAATAACAACATGCATATCATCTGTGTATGATGTGCCGAGATCAACGGTGAACCATGCATCACCATTAAACACGTTTGGTCCAGTACCACCAGAATTATCTCCTGGCTGAACTGTAAAGTTTCTCACAAATTCTGAGGTGTAACTAGATCCAGATCTAGAGAAGCATGTGTATCTATTACCCATGAAACCACCTGGGTTGTTACCACCTGCAACGTGAGTTGGTTGCATTCCTGCTACTGATGGGCATGAGTTACCATCATTATTAGAAATAGCAGTATAGTAAGTAAAGATGTGTTGTCCATCCCCTGCACCTGAGTTGTCACGCATGATCGTTAGACCATCACCAACACCAGATGAAATATTTAGGAAGTTACGACCATTGACACCATCATTAGAATAATAGTTATAGAGATTAAATCTCATCTTTACATAACGATATGATACACCTCTATTACTAAAGGTTGCATATCGATAATCAGATCCACCTACGTTTCTGTAGTAACCGTATGTGCTATTGTTTGTAAAGTTACCTGCAGGAGTTGTATCTCCTGTGTCATTCAAGTTATTACCTGATAATGATGATGCGTTACTGAAGAATGCAGCACCACCGCCACCCCAGTTACCAATCAAAAGATAATATGGATGACTGTTTACAGGCACAAAGTATCTACGAACTGTACCATCTAGGTTTAGATAGTAGTTACCGTCAGCAGCAACACCTGCATCCATAAGTTCTTGAACACTAGATGCTGCTGTAGCAGCAGTTCCACCATTATTACCACCAGATGATGCCCTTACAATTTGTAACCATGAACTACCATTATAAACTTCTACTTGCAATTCTTCTGTATTAAACCTAATCATTCCTGTTGATGGGGATGATGGTCTTTGTGCTGTAGTTCCTGCAGGTAAACTAAATTGATTAAGTGCAGTCATATTACATGTACCCGCAACAAGCAACGACTCTCCATCATCGAAGTTGATCTCGAAGTTATTCATCGAGGATGCGTGTAGTTCGTTAACGTTTAGAGTACTCATGTTTTATGCGTAGAAGAATAACCAGTACATATGATTTTGGGATCCAGGGTTATTTATCCCCCAACTACCAGACCAGTTAGGTTCTGGGAAGTTTTGGTTTGAATAGTTATTACCTGTCTGTCCTACCCATGCATGGTGTTCAACGTTACAACCGTTAGATGCACAACCTAAAGCATTAATCATACTGAAAGTATAGTTTTCGCAGTTTGCGGGTGAAACATGCCAAGTATTGTTTGGATTAAGTTCACCTGCACTACTACCTCTATATCTATTGTCTGATGCCTGTGCAGATCCTTTCAAGAACTGCATTCCTGAGAGTTGTGTACCACCAATGTTACTATGGTTGTTTAGAGAGATGTAACTATTGAACATATTATACATGTTTCCACCTCTGGAAGTGAAAACACCATTGATGTATGCAACTTCAGTAGATGTATCGTAAGGTGTACCTGCTGTAGCAAACCCTTGCATAATCAATACATCATTTGCTGACCATCCTCTATAATGATTTGACTTGAAGTCAGTTCCCATTGCATTTCTTGCAGTACCAGTAGTTGATGTAGTTGTCCAGTTACCATACCAAGAGTCTGAACCACCTGTGTAACTACCATGTGAGGTATTGTCTGTAATAGATGCAACCATGACCCAATACTTACCATTACCATCCTTATATGCATACACTTCTTCTGTATTAGTGCCATCAAACTTGATATACCAATATCCAGATCCAGGGTCATTACTTGATAAGTTTGCCATTGATGTGAATGGTGCATTAGATGTACCATTCTCTCCTTGATATTGTACCCAAGTGCTACCACTCCATACTTCTACCGCCTGATCACTTGTATTCCACCGTATATACCCTGGGTTTGGACTACTTGGTCTTTGCCCAGTTGTACCTGTAGGTAGACGCAAAGCACCAGTTCCATCGTGATAAACATTACCGTTTATCTGCAATGTATGCCCTGCAGGAATTGATGTTTGATTTAGTGTTGCGGGTATGCCACCGATGCTACCAACAGTTAGTCTGCTCATTCTATTAAGCGTTTACTTCTATTTATTGACCTGGGGTTGGATACTCCTCCACCCATGCAGTAACAATGTACTTATCTTTATTTAGGGGCGGATTACCTCGGTGTGTCCATGCCCAGTCACAAGGGAAGATAACAAACTTACCTGCCTTTGGTTTTACTCTGAAATGTTGATATAAAAATTCTGTTTCACCACCTTCAAATCCATCATTTAGATAGATCATGGTTGCTAACTTACGATATGGTGCAGAGGGTGTTGATTCATAGTGCCATGCATGATAACCCTGCCCAGGTTCTGTCTTTTGGAGTTTCGCCATGGTATGTTGAAACCTACGTCCAACCAGAATATCATACTTCAATACATACTCTCTTAATGCTTGTTCAGTAAGATAATTCCAACGTTGGAAGATTGATCTTGACAAATTATCATGAAAGTATTCTACTGGTAACTCATGCATAAAGATTTGAGAATCAGCAGCACCTTTCTCTGCGTGTCTCTTGATTGTCAAACCATTATCTGATATGAACTTATAGTAATCCAGTATTGGTTGACAATCTAGATTAGTTTCAAACTCACTAATGAAATTATCGTTGTGTGTTACATTAGTGATTACTGGTTCGCCTCCATACTGAGAAGCGAAAGGACTCATTACCATTTATTAATCGGGCAGTGGAATACAGGAAAGCGTGCTTTAACTGCAAGCACACAATTACATTTAGTACAGATCCCAATAGGGGATTTATACTGACAGTCATTGCATATTCTAATCCGATTTTGATATAATGTCAAGTCAGGTACATCACCATCCTCGACAATCAGTTTAGCTTGACCAGACACCGTTATTGAATACTTCTAATTTATTGGATCCCGTATTGAATCTTAACTGCCCGTTTACATATCCTCTGTTGGGTGCTCTATCAATCACTATATCATCAAACTGTTGAGTTGTGCCATATGGTAATGGTAATGCACTTTGTGATCCTGTAATTCTTAATTCTGCTCCACCTTTAAATGCAAAATCACTGTCTTGATCTAAAGTAACAGTGAATCCAGGTGTTAGTCCTTGTAATTGTGCAACTCTTACCTTCATCGTACACTCCAAGCACCACCAGACTCCACAGTGACTGTGAAACCAGAGTTAATTGTGATAGGTCCTGCACTCATTCCGTTAGCAAATTCTGCTCCTGCACTTGGTCCGACTGAAATATTTTCTGCAATAGTGTTTGCGTTAGTTCTAATGATACTATCCGTTCCTAAACTTGGTCCACCACCTGCAACTGGTGCCCATCCTGCACTACCTGTACCATCATCTGCTTTGTAGATTTCTGCGGAGTCAAGATCACTATTGAATCTTAGTGTACCAACTGAAATACCAGTAGGTCTTTGTGCCTGAGTACCTGAGGGTAACCTAAACACTGAGTTAGTGTTCAAGAAACTTAAGGTTGTTATGATTGCTTGTGTACTAGTGGCAATCTGATTACCACTTACTCTTGAAATTGCCATGAGATTAGATAGGTAGTTCTAAGATGTGAACAGTGTCTGATGCGAGTGGAGCATCACCAGATGAGAATACAACGTTAGCACCGTTTGCATCAACTGTATAATTGGTTCCTGCAATCTGTGCTACACCATTAAGGAATACTAAGAGTGAATCATCAGAGTGTTTGATACCTCCACTATATGTAGTTACAGCAAACGTTAGAGTAGTACCGTCTCCTGTATATGTTTTAGTGATATACTTGTCAGCACCAACACCACCTCGTCCAGTAACAACTAAGTCACCATCAACTTTTGCGTTACCGAGGATGCCCACTCGGAATCCAGATACCGCAGCAGTACCAATACCAATATGTTCAGTGTTATTAAAAGTATCAATATTGATCTCACCAGTATTTGTGAGACCAAACTCTGACCACACTCCATTGTAATAAATCCAACCAAGAGATTTCCCAGGTGTCCAGTTAATATTATAAACAAGGTCACCATCAGAAGGTGTATCGTAGTTGGTGATATTACTAAAATCTGGTTGTCCATTCGCTAATGAAGGTGCTAGTAAGGTTTGCTTAATAACTGTGCCATCTGCGTTGTAGTAAGAAATCTTTCTTGCTTGAATATTATTAGTAAATGTTGATAGTCCTTGGAATGTAACAGGACCTGCGAAGATAGATTCTAACTGGTTAGATGCACCACCAAGTACGGTGAGTTTGTCGGTAAGAACCAACTCAGAGAATGTCTGAATTGTAGTGTTCTCTTCACCAACAACGTTCAACTGAGCGATGTCTTCGTTTGTAATCTGACCTGTAACAGGGTTGATAACTTGGTTACCAATGAATAGGTCACCATTAGAGTTAAGACCTGAGTAGAATGAAACTCCTCCTTCTTCTTTAATAGACTGAGAGAATCGGATCTGCTCTTGAGTTAGAGTCTCTACCTGTGTTTGAGGGAACGCTGTACTATAGTTTCCAGGTCCGAAACCAAGGTACTCAAAGGTGTGATTACCTGATCTGAGGATGGAGTGACGTCTGAATTCGACATTGATCGGAGCAACAGTTCCATCGTTGTTTTCTCTGATCTTGATTTTCCTGACCTCCTCATCGCCAGCTCGTGCAGTAAGTTGCACGTTAGAGAGTTTTGCGTTATTGGAATCATAGTTAGGTGTAGTACCAGGTTGAGTCCAACCTGTATCAGTTAAGAGGAACTCGATTGCTTCCTTAGTAATTGATCTCTTAGGATCCTTTGCAGGAGTTGGGTTTGCACCATCAGTAGCATTAACAAGACCAATGGTAACATTATCAGCAACTGAGACTGCAGCGAGAGGGTCTGCAAGGGGGTTGTCTCTGTCAAACGTAGGATAGACCTCATTAACGTTTTGAGAGAACTTCCTGTCGTCAAAGTTGGAAGTTGTAGGTGAAATAGAACCGCATAACAATGTCATGTAATAGATACCGTCATTCACACCTCTTTCAAATGGTTGTACGATTTCAATATCGTAGATGTAGAAACATCTTTGAAGATTATAAGTCGTAGTATCACTATTCAATGGTTGCATAACATAACCAGAGAGGGGATCTCTAGGTAGAGGATTAGACTTATCCTTATCAATGACGTATCTTACACGATAGGTTCTATCCTGCAAGTCACGAGGGTCAGGGATTCTCTTAAGGAATGTGCTTGGAGTAAAGTTTACGTTATTATATTGTGTGTTTGTAGATATTGTTTGATAGATGTCAGAGTTTGAACTTACAGATAGATACCAACCACCAACTTGTCCTGCTACTCCACCAATGGTGTAAGTTGCACTATCATATTGAATTGGAGATCCTGGGACACCTGCTGCCAGACCAGATACACTAGGTCCATAAGGTGAAATGCTTGCTGATTGAACAGTAGCAGTTGAAGCACCAGTTGCAACTAAGAGACAGTTGATCTTGTCGGCAACTGCACTAGCACCTGTGCCATCTTGACGTGCACCAACGGTGAAACCCTGCACTCTAGTTGTAGGAGGTGACGCTTCAGTCGTGTATCCATACAGATAGAGTCTAGTTCCAGGGGTACCACCTTGACCTGCAAGCGATGCATTAACGACCTTAGTCCTTTGAATATCGATGTTAACCCAGTTAACAGAAGTTTCTTCGCCAAAGATTATATTTCCTGAGGAGATGTTTCCAGTAAGAGTGCCACTAAGTGTAATAGCACCAGTGTTAGTATTAACCGTTCCAACAGTTGTACCTGCAGGAATATTAGGTCCTGATACAGACATGCCTTGGATAATACCAAGAGCATCACCAACTTTTGCTGTAGTTAAGGTAATGGTATTAGTACCAGTAGAACCATTAGCAAGAGTAGAGATAACGTTGAGTGCCTTAGGTGGAATGATGTGAGTCAGTGCACCTGCTTTATCTTTCGAGAATGCTTTTGCTTTGAAACCTGCTGATCTAAGAGCAGTGTTACCAAAGTTGGAGTTAGAGTTGGTGATTGACATGTCACCACCGCTGAGTGCAGTGAAGTGACCTTGATATCCCACAGCGAACACTGACACCGCTTGGATGAATGAATCATTACTACACTTAATGTGTTCGTGACCCCATCCTTTTCTATATTCTGCGAAACCATCTAAGTGTGCACCGTCTCCTGCAGTTGCAACATCATAGTTTCCAGTTGATTGATTATATCTTACGAACGCTCTATCATCTTTTTGAAGACTCAAACCAGTGAACTGTGCCACAACCATTGATTTGAAACCAGTTGCTTTAGCACCGTTTGCATGCATACCATTCATGCCCCACACACTTCTCAGTGACAGGTTGAATGCATAAGGTGATGCTGAGTCAACAGTATCGATTTCAGTCTTAACAGCAATGTTTGAACCTACAGCGTTTCCTGTTGGTTCTCCTTGCATTTGGTAAGTAAAGACGTTACCACTTGCGGATGTGACCGTGAAACTTCCGTTATAAAGTCCTGCATCAACTTCGGATTGCGGTCCAGTTGATCCTGTAACACCACTAACGTTGATGTTAACACCAACAGAAAATCCGTGGTCCCTGGGATTATCAAACTCGTCAACAGTGACAGCCGTTGCTGTCTGTCCATTTCTTGTGATCTGTAAGACTCTGTATTCATCTGAAATTGGTCCAACGATTCTATTTTCCTCGACCCTTGGTTGAATCTGGTCAGCAGCAGGATCGCCAGAAGTATCGGGAATCGTTGCGAATGCTTTCGATACCTTCTGATAATAAATCTCTAGGTCAGTTCTTTCAAGAATGTTAGGAACAGCAGAGTAATCTGTGTTTGGAACTGTACCGTCAGTAATAAGTTTGGAGAGAGGGTTAAGACCATCAGCAAACTCAAAACAAGTTAATCTATGGTGTGAGAACTTAGGTGCAAGTGTCTCTACACTATCAGGTTTGTAATATACACCCTCCTCAGCACCATCAAAGAAGGAGAACTGCCAGAAATATGTACCACCAGTTACTTTGAAGATTGCAGTTCTAGGAGGAACTTGGTCTTCTGTGTTGATACCCTTCGCAGCATAAGTCGTAGGATAAGGAACATACTTGGGGATGATCTTAGTTCTTCTAAGGTCAGTACCAACCAAAGAACAACCTCTAGGTACGATGATACCACCTTCAACAGAATTATACTTGTATAATACGTTGTTAGGTGAGGTTAAGTCTAGGTTAGAGTTTGCGTCAATCGGAGCAACGTTTGTATATAAAACTTCACCTGGTCTGTTGTCAACAATATATTCGGCAGGATAGAGCATGATACTGAAAGCATCAAACTCGTCATTACTTAAACCAACTCTATATGAAAATCTTGCCACTTCAAGAAATGCCCTTTGAATCGATTTAAAGGGACGCAATGCAGAGTTACCTCTGTTATCAATAGCATCCGATGCATCGAAGTCATCAGGGTTGACATATATGATACGTCCAGTTCTGGACGTAATAATATTCTTCAGTCTAGTTAGGGACATTTCCTATCTGCTTTTTTAGTATTTATTGGGGTTTAACTTCCACCGCCAGAACCAGAAGTTCCTGCAGTTTGAGCATAGGTACGAGTAGTGAATCCAGTAGAACTGTCTTCAAAACCAACTAATGTAAATGAACAATCTGCGTCATTGTTCTCAACGACCAGTCTTTGCCCTGGTCCAATAACAAGAGACTTGATCTCTTCTGTAGTATTTGCAGTGATAGCATTGTCCTTGCGGATGTAATGCTTCGTTTCAACTGTTGCACCAGAAGAAGTAACAGAAGAAACTGTTACAGTAGAACGAGTGCCAGTTGTTAACTTAGGATTATCTAAGAATGTATCCGAACCAGAGATGTTCGCAGAACCTTCACCAAGAACAACATATAGAGCAGTTCCTGTGTAGTCACGAACAAATCCAAAAGGACCTGCAGTTTGACTAGTAACAGTATAACTTACACCGTTATAATCAAATGTATCTGAGTTGTCTACCCAGGTCCCAGAAACATTGTATACGAAAACAGAGTCATAACTATATGAATTTGATGTATTGATAATTCTGTCTGTTCCCCCGTAATTTGAGTTTGCAGCAGTTCCAGTTGTTCCTTCATAATAGTAAAGTGATGCAGGGAGTGATGAGTTAGCAGTAAGATCATACTGAATGTATGCACCACTGGAACCTGCAGTTCCGTTTGTAGTCTTACCAGTCGTATACTCCGTACCGTCATCAGAGTTACCTGCAGTTCCGTCAGGACCCCACTCACCATTCACAGTTTCAGAGAGTTTGAATGCCAAACTACTCATACTTGAGTCTGATACATCAAAACGATATGTTCTGTCTCCCAATACTTCAAATGAGGTTCCAAGATAAAGATTCTCAGTACCACCAGAGGTAGTAAATGTAAATTCATTGGCAGCAGTACCAACACCACCAGATGAGATAGTGGCAGTTGCACCACCAGATGCTGTGATAGAGTCACCATCAGTAAACTCAGATCCAGAACCATTTAAGGTAGAAGGACCAATGTAAAGAGTTGAACCACCAGAACCAGATGCAACAGCAAAAATAGTTGCAACAGATGTGTTACCACCTGATCCCTTTGAAATAGTATTGCCGACTGCGAAAGTACCAGTTACAGATTCAACTGCAACAGATCTGATTGCCTTACTCTTTACTGCAATAGAAGTGAAGGGTGGAATATAAAATGATTCAAACACTGCTGTCTTTTCTCCATCAGCAGATGTTAGTAATTGATTAACGTTAAGACCTTGATCAGCACCAACTGCTGTACCTAAGTTAAACCTGTAACCAGTGAACACGTCACCAGTGTGTAATTTGTAAGTTGAAGCGTCTAAGACGACATGTTGATCGTAGTCTTTTACAGCAACGTCAAAAGAGGTGTTTGATCCACCTTGTGCAGTCACAGACAAAACCGTACTTGCAGATGCATCGATAGGTGCCTTGTAGAGCACCGTATTGGTAGTCGCACCTGGTTTTGCTGATGCAAGTAGTCCTTGTTTAGCCATTGTTTATTAGAATCCTGAGTAGAAGAATTGTTGTTGTCTTGTTTGACCAGTGAGGTTGTTTGCTCCAATACCTGCACCGAATGTAACGTCATCAACAGTTACGTTTTCAGTAGATAGGAGTGTGGCATCAGCGTCAGGGAACTTAATGGTTCTAGGACCTGTAATACCTTCAGCAGACAGTGTAATTTGTCCCTGAGTGTTTCCAGTTGATTTAACTACTGGACTGTTTAAACTCTTATTAAAGAGTTCTGCTGCAGACTTCTCAGTGATCAGCATGTTATATGTGTCTGCACCTCTATTTAGATTATCTGTAGCAGGGAATCTAAAGACTTCGCTTGTTGATGTGTTTACGTTAGCAAGATTGAATGAAACCTTTTTAGTCGCATCAGTATTGTCTGAAAAGATTGCATTCTCATAACTCTTGTTAGAGAGTGTTTGAGTTGTCGTTGTACCAACAAACGTTAATGATAAATCAGGAACTGTAAGAGTCCTGTTAGCAGTCAAGGCAGAGGTGTTAAAAATCGCATAGTTGGTCGCAGTTTCTGCGTTTGCTGCCAACCTAAGATCAACAATAGTCTTATTAAGCGTAATTTGTTCTGCTTTTGTATCAAGTAAAGTAGATGAAGTTGCAGTAGGTTCTGCAGTAGTTGTTACTGTACCTGCGTCAGGTAGGAAGTAAGAACGTCTTGCACCTGATGTAGTTGGCCAATTAATTTGGAAGATTGCTTCCTCTGTGCCATCTACGATAACAAAGTTATCCTCATCAATAAGAATAGTTTTATTTGTCAGTGTCTGCTGAGTATCAGCACCAACAACAGTAGTTCCATTACCAGAGGTAATAGCGGGAAGGGTGAAGATACGAGTATTAGTACCAGTACCAATATTAGAAACTTCAAATCTCGCTTTAGGACCTTGAGCATCTTCTAAGATAAATGTCTGGTCAGAGATTAAGAAGTTACCCGTAACCTTTACAGCACCCGTACCTTTCGGTGCGAGAACAATATCGGTGTTGTTTGCAACGTCATCAACTGCAGTAATGTACAGAGATGTGCTGCTGTTACCATTATCAATACGAGTACAGTAGAAACCACCATCACCAAAGGCAATACCGATTTGATCGTATGCATTTTGATACAATCCACTGTCTCGGTCCAAATCAAACGACAGACCTGGGGCAGTTTTAGTACCCTGTGCCAGTCCTTTGAACAACTGATTAATTTTTGCCTTTCTGTTTGGAATCAAAGGGTCCGACACCACCACAGGAAGAATCGCTTCTCCTGACAGGTTTGCGTCAGATATTGTCTCCAGTTGTGAAATCTTTCTGGTTCCCACGAATAATCACACTATTTCTTACAGTTTTATTTATACAGGTTATTCAACTTCGGGTTCGATCTGGACTTCAACTGCGTTCTCTTCGTTATACTCTCTTTGTTCTTCTTCGATTGTTTTATATGCCCATTCGTCAGTATGTCCGACTGACCACCACTTAGGTAGTGTCTCAACAGCATAGTTTTGTGTACACACTTTAAAGTCAGGTGTCTTTAGATGATCATTATCAACTAGACTATTATCAAAGAACTGACACCTATTATTAGGTTGTGCTGCAAATTGTCCGTTATCTAGTGCAATAACATTGAATGTCTTATGCTCAGGGTCATGCTCTGAGAAGTTTGTATCTAATACGGAGAAGTCAGGATGTGCAGTATCAATAGTGAATTCATATTCACCTGGGTGCATCTTTCTATCTTTACCAAAGAACTGACACCTACCTAACAGAGGTTTCTCAACTACGGTAATATTGTAGTCAAAGCAATCCCATAGTTCTAATACATCTAATGGTAACTGATTATCCCAATCAATATCTGGATTCCATACAAAGGCACTGAGTGGTAACTTATCGAAGAGTGCACCGTAGTCAGTCAGTAAGGTCTCAAAGTATAATGCTTTTGCTTGAATACTCCTTACAGAGATCCAAATTCCTGGGGTTAGTTCCCCATGTCCTTTTTCAAGATCGTATAAGTATTCTTTCTTTACCCATACTTTTCTGGGAGGTAAAGGATGAACTAAGTATGCCATTAAGAGAAATAAGATTCAGTTATAATCCCCTCTTCAAATGATACCATACACCGAGGGGTAGGTGCATAGTGAACTCCCCATTTTGCAGGGTAGAGTTCAAGTTGTTTGGTTATACAAAATGGCGTAACTTTGCCATGATTTGTACTTTTTGCGACTTTGATGCATTCAGCATCTTCAAAAGCATAAGTTCCAGAATAGTCAATACTCCAGAGTTTACCTTTAGGATCAATATAATATTGACTCATGAATCCGTCAAGATCCTGAGTTCTAAGTTCGCGGTTCCACATTCCTGGACCCAGATCGAACTGAGAGTATATTATATCATAAATTCCCATTCATAGTCTCTCATTTAACTTATATAGGAGTGGGGGGACTTGAACCCCCACGACACAAGGTCAACAGATTTTAAGTCTGGTGCGTCTACCGATTCCGCCACACTCCCAATTTAGTCTTTAATGCTTTGAGTCGTTTTTTGGCAGCACGAAGTGCCTGAGGTTTAAGATGCCTCTTCTGATCCTTCTTTGAATGTTTTTGCCAGTTCGGTAGGTACATCTTGGGGATGAAATTGACAGTATTCGTTAAAGGTGATTTTCATCTCCTTAGTAGTCAGGTTACAATGTTCTGCTGCTTTTGGCAAGTTCCATCTAGCATGGAATAGCATTTCCATTGATTTTCTAGTCTCTGGTCTCATATTCTGGTTTTAACTGATGATAAACAAGAACAAATGCTTCACAACGAGGACAAGTTAGATTAGTTTCTATCTCGTACTCAAAATCTTCGGGGCATTCATTATCTCCACCCCAAATAAGATTTGGGAAACCGCATGACCAACAATTCATTTCTTAAACACTCCCAACTTTGCGAGAATGTATACTCCTAGAACTGTCCAGAATACGATTTCTAATCCTATGTTATTCACTTAATCCTGGTGCCTCCATGAATGATTTTCGGAATTCTTCAACTTGATCTTGAATTTCTTCGGGAACTGGTGGTACCTCATTTACAGGAACCATCATAGCAGACTTCCCGTCAGGACGAGTGATTTTCCAACAAACACGTTGCGTTTCACAAAGATCCATAATAAAGTCGAAGTGATCTTCTGCTTGACGCAAAGTAATTCCAATAGGTCCAATCATTGTTCAGCAAAACAGTAAGTGATCATGTCATGGTCAACGGTGTCTTGAATAGCACTGATGATTTCTGCAAAACCCTCAGCACCTTCCTTATTCCATTGCCACTCGATAGTCCTGTCAAATCCCTCGTTGTCCATGAGTTTCACAGACCTTTTGGAAAAATTGACAAAGACATGTTCCAACCAAGTGTCGTTCATAATTCTCCTGTACCTATGTAGTATAACAGACCCTTAGACCCCTGTCAAGTCAATTTAGGTAGATATTGCTACCAGTCAGTTTCATAACTGCACCTGCCTTCAGGGTCATGGCAGCACCTGATGTGATAGATGCTGCAGTGGTGCATGCCATTGTCATAGCACCTGCTTTAACATTAACATTGAATATACCTGTAGTCACTACATTATTATAACCTGGTGCTCCAGAAGTCACCGTTACAGGACCAAGTTCATTCAATAGGGTATTAGTCGGAACTGGTCTAGTCTTAGAGGGAAATTGTTTAGTTGTAATGTCTCCAAAACAAGTAGTAAAAACTCCTGGTGCAGCAATCGTTGATGTTGGATCAGTATTGATCATCTGGTTTAACACAGGAGTCGCAAGGTTGATAACACTATTACCAGACAATACAAGTTCATTACCACTCATCTTTTGAAGTTTACATGAGTTTTCATAGATAGATCCAGTAAACTTAGTATTATTAGCACCATTACTAAATTCTGCTCCTTGCAATGTTAAAGCAGCACCCGCAGTTTTAACATCTACATCTGAGTTAAATGAAATTGTGTGTTTCTGAATCTTGCTGCTCTTTTTCTTACCGTTTTTATCTACTGTTTTAGGTGCGCCAGATGCGTTGAGGAAGAAACCTCCACCAACTTCAAGATGGCAGTCACCAGTAATCTTCAGACGATAATCACCTTCTACGTTTAGAACAGTATCACCATCTACAGTTGTACAATCGTCACCCATAACATCTACGGTGTGATTTCCTGCGTAACTAGAGTGATCGGCAACTAAGTTACCAGTATCATCTTTAGTATTACCTCGGTTAGTCTTTTTATATGCTTCAAGTTTCTTTTCTACCTCTGCCTCTGAAATGTCTGCATTACTTTCTCTAAGTTTTTTCAGAAATGTCCACTCTGCAAAAGTGTTGTTATTGATGTTATAAGAAGAGTGAGTAGTTCCACTAGGTTCCTTCATGACATGTGCCTGACGACCTGGGGTTCCTACATGGTGATCAAATGAACCATCAACAAATGTTTTTGCTACTTGTAGATATGGATCTGCTTTTGTAAAGATTTGATCAAGAATACCACCTGCAGCACTATCACCTTCACAACTTCCTCTATTACTACCTCGAATTTTATTGATATTTTCTAATTCTTCGTCACTACAGTTGGTAACACCGAATAATGGGAAGTAACCATGACTATCAGCACCTCCATCAGGTTTTCTATCGCATCCACCACCAAGAAACTTAACGAATAGAGAAAGGAGACCCGAAAGACCAGTAAGTCCGTTTTGAAAGAAGTCATTTCCTGCATCAAAGATACCAGAACCTTTTTCCCAGTTGTTGATGATGTCTTGTGCACCGCTGACTGCACTAACTGTTGTTTTTACAGCAGAAATTACCTTTTTAAGATCATTAAGAACTTTTTGTACATTACATACGATACTATCAATGGTTTCTTGCACACCTTGCATTACCATTTCTGCTTTACTGATAGCACCCTCTAACATTCCCGAAATTAAACCAGTGATAGATCCAACAGGATCTGAAATAAAACTAGTAATTTGACTATCAAAGATACAGAGTTGTGATAAAATCTGTTGTACCGCAGTTTGAATCAACCCCATTTGTAAAAATGGAACTCCTGGTGCAAGTTTGGAAAAGTCTAGTAGACCACCCAACTTTTCAGCAAGTGCTGATGTTGATTCTCTAATCGCAGAGATGATTTGAGTGAAGATTGCACCCAAGAAATTTTGTAGTTTTGCTGTAAGTTTCTCAATAGTTACAACTTTACCTGATACAATGTCAAGAAAATCTCCATCTTCTGTTGCAATCAGTGTACCTGCTGTATCAGCAATATCCTCCAACAGGTAGTTTAATTTTGCTTCTACAGATTTCCATGGTCCACCTACACCATTTGCAGTAGGGATTGGTTTACTAGGTGATCTTGGTTTTGTTGGATTACCAGAGGATCCTGGGAGGTGTACACCTATATTATTAGGTGATCCTGGACCTGCAGGTTCTGGTGATACTTTACTTCCAGGATTTTTTACAGCATTTGATCCAGAAGCATTCTCCTTATTATTGACTTTATTACTATTAGGATCTGCAGTCCTTCTAAGTGCAGGGTTCACCTGAGGACCTTCCATTGCTTCACCTGTTAAGGTGAATTGATGCTTTTTACCACTCGCAAGACTTTTTTGAATACGCAAAACACCAATAACAATCGGCATTTGAGCAGATTCTCCATCCATGAAGAATCCCATAACAATCGCACCAGGTTGAAGTTGTCCTGCACTCTCACCCTGACCATCATTACCTGCCTGAGAAGTATGTTGTAATACTGTTGCCCATGGTAATTCGTCTGTAGGTAAGTCAGCAACCGTACCACCTCTCACATTAGTGTAATATCCGAGCACACGAACCTTACACCGACCGAGTTCCATCGGGTCTTCATTGTCTTCAACTTCTCCAACCCACCAATAAAATCCGTCTTTACCAACGAAATTTACTGTAGGTTCATTGAGAATCCCTTCAACTGTGTTCATCTATCTTGAGATTTTTGATTATTTATGGAAAAACCTTGGAGGTTAAAATTTTGGCGGGATTTTTTTGCCCCGATTTTTGAAACTAAAAGGCGATTTTGGTTTTGACAAACTTATAGGTTTCTTTACTACCCCAGATCATCTTACCATCAACATACCCTTGGTCACAACTATGTAACTTGTCACCGAAGAGTGACATCTGTGATTTGATTTCAACTCCATTAGCAATACAATTTCCCACTACAGAACCGTGCCATGCGTTACCATCAAATGTAAACAGCATACCACACTCTTCAGATTTTGTCCACTCTAAATCGTAATTCTCTATTAATACTTCAGTGTCTGATATTATTACCTTCTTGTGATATCTTTTTCTATATGGTTTACTTGGACCGTCAACTCTATAGTAATTTTGAGACTGAAAACCCCCTTCTATCTCTTGCCAATGCATGTAAATTGATGCATAGGCATGGGGATTCGCTTGTGCTTGTGCTATGTTATTCCAGAGTCCTAAAAGGTAAGACTCAATCGTCATAGATTAGGCATTCTGGTTCGTCAGGATGCACTTCACAAAATAGTTCAAGCGCAGTTGGATCATGGTGATCACCCTCTGCAATCTCGTGGCGATGATTATGAGCATAAACTTCTAACTCATGCAACTCTTCAGTAATGTGTCTGCGAGATGCAGGAGATGTCATCGGATTGTCTAGGATGTCTTGATCTTTTTGGATGTGTTCTTCTAGTGTTTTCATGTTAGTACCTTAGTAGTACAAAACTATTTATCAACTAACAGCGTCCTTCATGAGGAGCATTTCCGAAGAAAATGTATCAGATGATCCTTTATGAGCAATCGTAACAATCATGTAACGACCACTATACCTCTTATCTCTCTTAATCTTATCACCAGATTTTACTGTAGATGGTAAGGTAACATCGATACCAGAACCTGCATAGAGGTCCAGATTTCCAGGAATTGAGATTTGTAGTTTTGTGTTTTTTAGTGATTCCATTCTCATCCATTGATATGCTTGCAACTCTACGAGTGCTTCATAATTTTTGGAGGAACTTCTGTTCAAACCAGGTATGTAGTTATACCACTTCTTATCGAAGATTTGGTTTGGAAGTATACTATAACGTACCCTCTTAGGGTTGTCAATAAGATTTTTGGTTTCATTATCAAGTCGTGACACAGGGTTGACTGCCTTCTTTCCACCCAAGTGTGACATTGATTTCCAGATATCATTAATATTATAGTTGAAACTTGCTCCTGCTAAGTCTGGACTCTTACCACCCCATCTAGATTGATTGATTGTTACAGGATCAAACCCCACACTGTATCCTGACCACGCACCATGCCTCAATCCCATCAAAAAGTTTTTCTCCTCTGGGAATGATACAGTATCAATTTTATACTGGTCTGTTGCTCCATTACCTACCCTCTTTAAAGAAAGAGAATAACTATACAATCTTGTTTTACCTGTTTTTTCATCAGTTTTGGTATCACCATCCTGATCATTGATATCATCAATCATACCATCAATAGATTTGAAGTGATAACCTAATGCATTTTCAAAGAATGTGTACCCGTTTTGATAACTACCACCCGTTTTCTTTTTTCTGACTGTTCTCTGGGTAATCCAATAGATTGTATCTAAAGGTCTCCAGTTTGGTGCTATAAACTTATGTTTGGTTAAACTATCCTCTGCAAATACTTTTTTGGGACTTCCAAGAAACATAGTGTTTCCCACTAATGTTTTGACAATATCAGTTGCTTCAATACCAGTCTTTTTAAAGATTACTTCTGAGTTTCCAAAAACATTTGCTGCTTCATTCTTAATATATTCATCAGAACATGCATGAATAATAAATGCATCAGTAGTTTGAGTAACTCTACTTCTACTACTAATGTTGTATGATCTAAAAGAATACTTTCTCGTAACAACACTTCCTTTAACTTCAAACCTAATCAGTTCAGATCCAGTAAAAACATTTGAAAGACCTGCACTATCTTCAAAGATAAACATTGCCTCGATTGTTGCAGACTCAATGCTCTCGTAGATCTCCCAAGTTTTGAGAAAGGTGATTAAATTATATCCACCATCTTTAGTTGTAAGTTTTTCTCCATCTCTCTTAAGAGAAATTGTGACAGTACAATCACCCGCATTTACTCTTTTAATACTCATCGTAAAAGACCTCTCATAAAGTTGTTGTTGGAATTAAGAGCATATGCTGTGCTTTTTAACACACCATTCATATTTACAGTTCCTACACCAGGTAAACTATTTACCGATGTCGAACCTCCTCCTCCACCACCTGACGCACCTGCTAGACCTTCTTGTGCTTGATTGACAGCATTAGCAGTCGCAGCATTAGATGATCTCACTGTTGTTGCTGCAGCAGTTACAGCATTAGTTACGCCTTCTTTGAATTGTTTTCTTGATTCATTTCTATCTGAAGTTGCCTGTGTTAATGCTCCTGATCCGCTTGAAGCAGATCCAAACTGACTGGAAACTCCTGCTCCCATTCTCTCTTCTATACTCTTTGCACTAGAGGGTTTGCCAAGACCCAAAGTATTAATCAGTTTTACTGTATTGTTTGCAGCACCACCACCCTCAGAGTCAGAACCACTAGTGGTATCATCTGCTGAAGAAGTATCAATAGTACCATCATACCCAAGTGTATTATTGGCAGGGTGTGTTAGTGCAACAACTCCTGTAGTTCCTGCTCCATACACAGAAGCAACTCCCTTATAACGACCATTCTGCCAGTGTCCACTCCAAAGTTTCATTCCACCATTCTTAGCAATAGCAGAGTCATTGCCACTTGAACTGCGAGCAGCGTTCCAATTAGAATGCCTAGTGGTGAAGATCAAGGCACCAGAGGGAATCTTTTTATCCTTAACACTCTTCGCCCATTCATCCTTATTCATCACATTAACATTTGCATTTCCGTAAGGAGATTTAATTTTAAACGGTTTACCAAGACCTTCAATGGATCCCCATTTAAAACGATTGATTGCCTGTGACATCAGACCCCTAGGGTTATTACGATCTTTACTGGTATAGACACTTGGATGTCCGATGTTTGCTCCAACTTTTTCTGCTGTCAATATAACACCAGTAGTACATTGTCCTCTAGCTGCATTAGCAAGAGGAGTATTATCACCCAATTTACCAAGTTCACCACCTGCTGCCATCTCCTTCATTTTCATGAACTGTTTTTTTCTCCTCTCCATTCGAGTATCTAGAGGTCGTCCAGTCTTCGGATCGTACTCACCACCACCGTCAAAGAGTCCTATGCCTTTGATTGCACTAAGGAACTTATTGGCAAGTCCTCCAAAGAACCCCGTGTTTCCCTGTTCGGCATCTTCAGTTCTATTTCTTGCACCACTATCAGTACGTCCAGTGCTATCTCCACTAATATATGCAGGACCACTGCTAACACCTTTCGATTGCATCAATTCGATCAACTTCTTAGGGTAAGTAGGATCTGTAGCATAACCTTCAGACTTCAGCATTGCTGCTGCTTCATTAGGACTACCCGCATTGTTGACACCTTTATATCCTTTGTAATCTTTATACCACTGAGTTACAAGATGACCAACAGCATCCTGAGGTGTGTCGAAGTTTTTGAAGTTAGCGTTGATATAAACGTCTTTACCATTGATAACTTCTCTAGTTCTCTGATTTGCTGAAGATTCGCCACCAGTTGCTTTGATTCCAAAGAAATTGTTTTTAGCAGACAAAGCTGATCCCCATCCACTTTCTAGTGCCCACTGAGCACTGACGAGTTGCGGATACTTTGCACCCTTCTCCTTACCCCACTCAGTGAATTTGTCCCATCCTTCTTGTCTCGTTACCTCTCCACCTTCAGCATAACCTAGTCTCTTTGCCTCTGCCTGTCTCATGGCAGTCAAACCAGGATTCTTACGGGTTGCAGGAGTATCATACGGTGTGACAAATGCTTGTCCACCTGCTGATTTCATAGAAACATACTCTGTCCCATGACCAATGAATGCTGTAGATTTACCACCATCAAGTGATACAGGGTATCCAGACTGAGGACCTTGAATCCAACCACCCTTAGAATATCCTTTAACTATACCACCCTTTGCTTTCCCTTCTTTCTTGTCATCATCATTAGATGGGTTAGCACCATCTCCAGAGTCCCCACTTGATTTTGTTAACTGATTAACAGCAACCGTGCTTACGATAGTTGCTCCTACTCCTACTGCTAGTTTCTTCCAAGAAGCACCTCTGCTTCCAGGCATGCGTGGGCCAGCACCTTTAGTCAGAATTCTTACTAGTGTTCTTGCTGCAGTTGTAATATCTTTTGCAAGTTTAACTGGATTAGTTAACCAACGCAAACCTAGGAATAGAGAACCTATACCTATGATTGCCTTACCAAATCCAATAGTTTTTTCCCACCAAGAAGTATCATCAGACAGTAACATGTACAGTCCGTCAATAGTCTGGGTAATTCCAAACTTTGCCCAGTCAAATATAAACTTACCGATAGCACCAATGACTTCAATAATCTTTACAACTTTAGATTGATTTTCGTCCTTTGATAACCAACTAAGAGCAGGTAAAATAATCAATCCCTTGAATAGATTACCCAGTAATCCTAAGAGTCCTTCAAGAAATCCACCACCTTTTTTCAGTATCCCTTTAGCAACTTTGCCCATGATACTACCTTTCTTGGTCTTCCCATACTTGGGATCCATCTTAGGTTTATTCTTGTTTAAATCTTCAAGTCTTTCTAGTTCTACCTTTTTTAGATCAGCAACAATACCTGCCATGCCATTGATAGTGGCACCTAAATTATTAATTGCTTCAGTGCTTTTGTTTAAACTTACCGTTGTCGCATACTCGCCAGGATCTTTCTTCTCTAAATCAGAAGGCGGTTCCTTAACATTTACAAACTTGTAAAAGTTAATCTTCGATGATTTTTGTACTGCTGCCTTTGCCATTATAAGCGTCTAGAAGTTACAGAAGAGATAGATGAGGTTCCACCACCGCCTTTATTTATTGGCACTGCAGTAGGAATAGGAACTAAGGTTTGCATGATGATTGGAACTGGCAGCATTTCATCTGCTGATTCTTTTATTGCTATGTCTTGTGACAAACCACCACTGATAAACACTGCTTGAATTTGATTCTCAACCTTCTGAATTATTGGTTGTATCTTATGCTCAGGTGTAGCAATGTGAGGTTTTATGGTTTTAACAATTCCATTCATGGTCTTGCTAAAGTTGGGCATTCCTGTCATAGGAACAATACCACCTTCTGCTCTCATAGGAACAAGACCACCTTCTGCCTTCTCTTCCAAACGAGAACCTTGACCTTCATAACCTTCATTCTTCATGCCCTCAATTAAACCCTTATTACCTGTGACAGCACCAACAATAGTTCCAAAACTAGGAAGCATATCAGCGTATACCTTATCAATGACTGGTTTGATCTTATTAAGACCTGGAATTTTATTAACAAACTTCTCTTCAGCAGTTTGCATTTCTGGAATGAGATCACGAAGGAACATGTAACCATCAATGAAATATCCTGCTGCAACAGCACCTGCACCTAGAGGTGCTCCTGCACCAAGAGTTCCTGCTGTACCAAGATAACCTGCTAATTCTAATCCACCTGATGCACCTTCTAACATAGCACCAATAGTATCACCTTTTGAAAGTCTGTCATAAGCAAATAAGAAGTTTACAATAGAACCTACAAGTGGTAAGAATGACATTGCTCTCTTACCTAATATCTTACCTGCTTTAGGAATAGCTCCAATACCACCATCAATACCTATTGACTTCAATACTTTTGGTGCCTTATCCATTCCTGGAATTTTCATAATTATATTCTTAGCACCATCTACCATAGGTGACACGATCTTTGTTATGTTATCGATAAGAGGTTTAAACTTCGCCATCAACCTATCAAGGATCTCTTTCTTTGCCTTCGCACCTAAACTAGCGAGTCCATCTGCTGCCCAACTATAAGCACCCTTTACCTTGTTGAGACCAAAATCAAGAGCATTCTTACTTGCCTTTGATACTGAATCATATGCTTTAACTGCTTTAGATGGAAGACTTTTGAGAGCATCTAGAATTGAAGGACCTGCTTTCTTTGACGCAAGAGACCAACCCGTCTCAATCAGATTCGCAAGTTGCTTTCCTCTTTTGTTTATTTCTTCCAGTCCTGCTGTACCAAGTTTTTTTCCTGTATCTACAAGATTGTCAAATCCTCTTTGGAAGATGTTTTTGCCTTTTGATGCTGATTTTACGTCATCTGCTTTATTAGCAAGATCACCCGCAACCTCAGTTACCGCTGTTAATTTTTTTATCTGACGATTATATGCTTTAGTTGCTTGAACTAGATTACCAGGTTCGGGTTTAGTATTTTTTAAAGCATTCTGAAAAATCCTTAAACCATCCTCACCAGTTTCTGCTAATATCTTCTTTGCCTTTTTACCTGCTGCTTCACCAAATTCATCAGTGACATTCTTAAGAATGTTTTTTGCCTTTTTACCTTTCTGTAATGCTTTCCTTGCATCATTAACACTATCAATAGTATCTGCTGTTTCTTCTGCCTGTCTTCCTAAATTAAGTAGGCCACCTACAGCATCGATTGCCATTAGGATTCCAGTTATACCAGTGATGGCACCAATAACTGTTCCTAATCCTTTAAGTCTATCTCCAATAGTTTTTTCTTTACCAAACAAATTATCAACGGTGGTCATTATCGCACCAGTGATCTTTGAAGCAAACTCAAATAATTTATTGAATACAAATCCAGTCTTTTCAATAAAGACTTTTACTTTCTCTGTGTTTTCTGGATCTTTTAGGTAAACTAGTAGATTTAAGAAGAGTGCTGTACCTGCAACCTTCGCTAGAAGACCTGCAATAGGTGCCATGAATCCTCCTAGGAATCCAAAGAACCCATTCTTAGATTTTAAGAGACCACCTAATAATCCTTTCTTAGGTTTCTTCTTGATCTCTTTATCAAACTCTTTATCCGTCTTACCCTGTTCAATTCTCTTGCCTTCTTGTGCTTCCTCTGCAGCATTATCCCGTTCTCTTTGCAACCTTCTACGTTGCTGTTTCTCTATCTCAGTTTCAGTTCTTTTGAACGCATTATTAATCTTAGCAAGATCATTTAAACCATCTGCCATACTGCTAACCGTGTTACCAACACGATTAATAGCAAATAATTGTGAACGTGCAGCAATAGCAGCAGGGTTTTTTATACCTGCTGGTGGTGAAACCAGTTTGTATGCTACAACTTTTGCCACTGCTATTGTTTCTCCTTCATTCTACGTTCTTCCTCTTTGAGGTGTTGTACTAACATGTCAACATAGATTTCTTTCTCCCATGGCATGAGGTTATCTATGTGTTCGATGTTCCACTTGTGGTGGTGCATCAAAGCAAAGTTACCCTCATAATATGCCTGTAGAGATGTGTGAAGTAGGGCTACCCGAAAAAACTTGCTAGTCCTTCGAGTGTTACATCACTTTCTACTTTAGTGTTGGGATTAGTTACCTTAACTGTGTGAGCAAGTTTTGGCATAGTGTCAAAAAACTCTTGCACTTTTGCAAACTGTGCACTATTCATATCATCAAAGAATGCAAGGACCTCATCTTGAGGTACATCTTTACAGTCATAGACCTGATTAGGATCTTGAATAGTTTTTACACATGCTGCTGCCATCTTAAAGACTTCTTCTACACCGATGTTTTGATCAGTGAAGTTCAGTGTCACAAACATATCCAAACTTGGATATCCCATTTCGATAGCACATTCATCAGTTAACTGAATGCTTGACTTGTGCCCCTTTGTTTTCTTGACCTTGATTTGATCAAGAGGGATCGAGACCTTTGCAGTGGTCTCTCCATCATCAGGACAGGTGACAACTACATCAACTTCTTCACCGACAGACTTAGTTCTAATCTGTAAGAAAAGATATTCAATATCAAAGGTTGCTAAATTGTCTACAGAATCTAGGTCTGTGCAATTTGTAATGATGTCTTTGATTGCATCGATGATGTTTGATTGATCACCAGTTTCAGTTGCGACTAATAGTAACTTTTCTTCTTTAACAAGAAATGGTCTATAGTTCACAGTTCTACCATCAGAAGGTAGTTTCAGTTTGTACTTAGGGGTATTTAACTTAGGTAATGCCATAAGGTAATATTCACTTCATGTTTTATTTAGCTAAGGAACGAACCTGCATATTCTTTTACTCCACTTAATGCATTATATGTAAATCCTCCTGCCTTAACGAAGAACTTTTGTGATTTATTAAAGAAACCACCAATATGCTGAGTAAAGTTCCTTTCAGATCTATCATCTGTAGTTCCTCCTGATGTGTCAGGAACAGTAATTTGCTTTCTTAATCCAGGATCTGAAAATGCTTCTGCAGCATGGAATCTATATCTCTCGTAGTAAAATCCCATACTCAAAGTCATGATTCCATTCTGTTCATTATTCAACTGAATACTACCAATGTTGTACGGGAATACGTTAAACATCTCCCAACAACCCGTCAATACGTTGATATTACTTTGTGACTCCCACTTATAAACTCTCACTACTGGAGACACATACTGTTGATAGAAGTCTACCATCTGGTTAGAGTCTCTACTTATTCTGTTCACCCATGTTTCAAAAATTGCTCTTGTCTGTTGAGATGAGGGAATGATAAACTCAATCTGCATCTGACTAAATGATTGGTTGGTTGCGTATCTTACTGACGCACCTGGAGGTTGGAACTGACCAGTAGTAATCTGTCTACTAGGCAAACTCACACTTTTTGCAAAGTAATCTAGTAAATCAGCAACACCTCTACTTTCCAAGGTAGTTTTATCTGTAGTGGACTGACCACCAACATTTTGACCAAGTAAGATAGGAGGAGAAGCAAAACTAATCGTCCACTTATTAAGAGTCGCAGGACGTTTTGTCTCGTCCTTGATCATAGTAGATAAGAACGAACCAACACCACCACCAGTTTTGGCGATCTGTCTTGCTTGATCTGAATTTGGAATTGCCATTAGATTTTAAGTTCTTTCTCTGTGATTAACATAAACTCCCACGAGTTATCTTTACAGAACTCGGTTGCTGCTTTCCACTTTGCCTGATTTACAGCGTAAGTGACGACCTCATTTATGTATCGTTTAGTATGTCGTTTTTGAGTTTTAGGTTCAAGAGTTTGTTTGAATGGTTTGACTTCAACCAAATACTTTTTATTCTTGACCTTTACATAAAAGTCAGGGAAATATCTATGTTTTCTACCATCAACAGGAGAAACATAAGGTATAATAATCTCTTCACTACCCCATTCCTGTACAGAAGGAGTTACATCACACCACTTCATAAACTTATACTCCCAAGATGACCTATAAATAACATTATTAGGATCACCTTTGTACTTTCTAGGGAAACTTGGTCGGTATTTACCCTGATACCTCATAAATATACTATGTGTACGCTTTTATTTAGGTAGGAATCTTGGCAGAGAAACAAGAGAAAACTGTATTACGATATCCTCTAGAGCCTGTAGTGCCAGAATCTGATAAGGAATCATTTCCTACAGAGACGGTTGACTATGTAATGTTTCAAAGAAAGAGAATCAATTATAACGATGGTGGTAAAGGTTACAAAGGATTAAATACGTTAAAAACTAACGCACAAGGTCTTCCTCAAAGTGATGTAAACTTTCAACCTAATAAGACTAGAGTATATTTAGCGATGCCTAAGCAGATCTCAACTGCTTATAGTGCAAGTTACTCTAAAGTTGATATGGGTGTCGCAGGTGTTATAGCATCTACGATGATTGGTGATGCAGCAGGTGGATCGATGACTATAGATTCTGCAGCAGAAAATGTTCAGAACTTTGCACAGGCAGGATTGCCTCAAGCAACAGGTAACGTATTAGCAGGGATAACAGGTAGTCTCAACCAATTAATTGGTGGAGGAGGTAATGTAACAGCAGCAGATCTTTTGGCAGTTGGTCAGGGTAGAGTATTCAATCCCTTTGCCGAACAGATCTTCAAAGAAATGCAGTTTAGAACTCACACTTTCCAGTTCAAGTTGTTCTCTCGTTCAATGCAAGAAGCAAAAGAGAACTTCAATATTATTAGATACCTAAAAACAGGTGCTGCACCTATTGTGCAATCAGTAGATGACGAGGCAGTGTTGGGAATCTTTGGTTCAGAGAAAGAAGGAGGAGTTGGCGCAGACGAAACTGAGGTTGGTAATTTTAAAGCAGGAGCAGATGCAAATAAAGGTTTGCTTCAAGGAGCAAGATTTTTTGAAGTCCCTGACAAGTATGATATTAAGTTTGTTAGATATAATCCCGCAGATGAAACACTAGGTGAAGATGGTGGTTTACATTTTAGAATTCATACCTCAGTATGTACTAACATTTCTGTAAACTATACACCTGATGGACAGTATTCGTCATTCCGTACTACAGATAATGGTGCTGTAGCAGTACCTGCCATTGCACTCAGTATGAGTTTTACTGAGACCAGTCTTGTTACTCAAAAACATATCTTCGGTGGAGGTTTCTAATGTCTTACTTTTCTTATTTCCCTAATGTATATGTCGGAGAAGGCATTACCAATGATCAAAACTATCGATATCGTTTAGTTACAAATCTATTCAGACGAGTCAAGGTAAGAGAAGATCTTAATAAGTTTGTAACTCAATTTGAAGCATACTCTATTAAACCAGGTGAAACTCCATCATCTTTGGCACTAAGATTCTTGGGAGATGAGTTCTTAGATTGGGTTATACTCTTATGTAATAACGTTACAGACTTCTATGAGCAATGGCCAAAGACTGACTATGACTTACAAAAGTATGTGAATACTGTATATTCAGATCCAGATGCTGTTAATCATTATGAAACTCAAGAAGCAATAGATGGAACAACAGTCGTAACAAAGAAAGGTATTGAAGTTTTAGATAGTTATAGAACTGTCATGCCAGATGGAACGGTTCTTTCTGCAGAGCAATCAAGATTTCCTGTATCAAACTATGAACACGAAGTCTTTAAGAATGAAGTAAAAAGACAAATTGTAATGCCAACTAGAGGTTTAGCAGACTTAATGGTTGATGAGTTTGAAGATCTCATTGCATATGATCCTCATCCAGAACTAGATGATGTAAACAATAAGAAAACCCCACTGAGTATCTCAGCAAGGTTCATTGATATTGCGGGTTATGTTACTGCTAGTGTGTCTAGACAGTCAGCAGCAACTAGCACAACTACATTTGACTATGGTCCCTCTGGTTCTAACACTACATCAGGAAGCGTAGGAGTTGCAACTAGCACATCTACTGATGCTACAACTACAACAACTAGCACAGGTGCAAGTAGCAGCACCTCTAGTAGTACATCTAGCAGCACATACAACAGCGGAACAAGTTCTTCATCTTCGAGCAGCAGTTCTTCCTCTTCAAGTTCTAGTTCTTCTAGCAGCAGTAGTAGTGGTAGCAGTTCTTCTTCTGGATCCTCAGGTTCTTCTGGATCCTCAGGT